ATTATGTTGTGATAACCGTAAATACTGGCGTAAAGAATTTTTTCCTTTTTACAAAGCAGGTCGTAAGAAAACAAGAGAAAAATCCGATTTAGATTGGCATTTGATTTTTGATATTCTTGCCAAACTGAAACAAGAACTCAGAGAAACATTTCCATATAAAGTAATTGATGTTGAAGGTGCTGAAGCTGATGATATCATTGGTACATTAGTTCCAATCTATGCTCGTGACCAAAAGATTTTGATTCTATCGAGTGATGGTGACTTCTTGCAATTACAACAATATGGTTCTAATGTTAAACAATATAATCCATCATTGAAGAAATATATCAAATCAGAAAATCCTTTACTTGAATTAAAAGAAAAGATTATTCGTGGTGATAAAGGTGATGGCATTCCTAATATGTTCTCACCATCAGATTGTTTTGTTCGTGACCTCCGTCAAAAGCCAATCACTAAAAATGTATTAGAAAAATACCTTAGTGAAAATGTTGAGAAGTATAATGATACAGATAAGGCAAACTTTTCTAGGAATTCGACCTTAATTGACCTTACAAAGATTCCACAAGAAATTAAACAAAAGATTATAAATACTTATGATGAAACAAAACCGGCATCTCGCCAAAAGTTATTGAACTATTTTATGGAACATAAACTTAAAAACCTAATGGAAGTGATTGAGGAATTCTAATGAAAAACATTTATGAAGTATTTGATGAATTTGAAGCAGCAAAAAATAAAAAAGAAAGAATGGATGTTATAGCAAAAAACTTAACCAAAACATTGGTTCAAGTTTTAGAGTTAACTTATCATCCACAAATTGAATGGCTAGTGCATGATATGCCAGAAAATTTCAAAATCAAAAATGTTCCAGAAGGTATGGGATATGCTCAACTATCCACCGAAATCAGAAAACTCTATTTGTTCAGAAAAGGTGAACCTGCCGCTCACGCATTAAACCCGAAGAAACAAAATGAAGTTTTATTACAATTACTAGAATCATTAGAACCAAGAGAAGCTGAAGTGGTTGCTGGCATTTTTAGAAAAGACCAAGGTGTTAATGGTTTAAATTATAAATTTGTTAAAGAAGCTTTTCCACAATTGTTGCCGTAACAAAAGGAGATATGATTGACTAAATTTGTAGGTAAATTTCGTAAAAATAAAAATTACAATGATGATTATAATTACGAAGTAAAACGGCATCGTGATGAGCATTCCGAGATTAAAAAATTATTGACTAGGGATTATGAGTATCAATTGGAAGATGTAAAAGAATACCTAGAAGATTATACCGACAAGTAGTTGTTTCCATACAACACATCACTTGACATATAGCCTATATTATTATATAATAGAACTTCTATTGATACAGGAGTTTTATTATGATGATTTACGGTTACATTCCAAAATCCAAGCCTAAAAAACTGTCAAAAGCTCAACAAGAGCAGAAAGCTGCTTTCATAAAAGCGCTAAATCAAATTGCCGGCAAAAGTTATTCAAAAAGTCCTGCAAAAAAATCATCAATTTCAACAAAAAGTAATACTCCTTATCGTAGAGAAACACCAAAATACGAATCCTTGAACACCGGATTTGTTCCTTGCACAAAACCTGTCGAAGGAAACACATATACTGGCGAAAAAATGAAAGGAGTTGCGACAATGCACAAATCCAACGCAGTTCCTGTGTTTACCGATAACGAAGCTAAAGAAATTTCGAGCATGAGGAGATAAAAATGTTACAAAGACAAGAGGAAACGCAAATTTTGAGAGGAATTGATGAAATTATGTTCAATTTACGTCATGTACCTATTGATGATGTCGCATATTTTTTAGTAAAATTCAATCCGAATCTTGCGGATGAGTTAGCAACTGCAATTTCGCAACAATTTTTTGATAAAAACGAAGAAAGTAAACATGAATGAAGAAAATTTGAATTTTTGGGCTAATGCTAAAGTAGATGATGCAGAAATTCCTGCTTGGAAAGCACTAGATATTGTTACCAGAAAGTGGGCAACATTGTCTGTATTTGAAAAAGACCAAAATGCTTACCAAAAACTTAGAGAAACATACCAATAATCACTTTGTTGTATATAAACAACAACTTACTTGACACCGACCGTGGTTGTGTTATACTAGTATTTTACTTGATTAGGACTATATTATGAATCGAAACGCATTATCTTTTATTGAAGCTTGTGAAAAAATGTTTGGTAGTGAATGTATCATTACTAGAGATGGTATCGCTGAAGTGGTATCAGAATCAGGTGCACCGTATCCTTATTGGTTGACTACAAAAACCGAATATAGATATGGTCGTGGACAATACAAAGTACCGCCATCTGGCAAGAAAGTTGAAACTGTGAAAGAAAAAGAACCTGAAATGGAAGTCGCATACAATAATGTGGTACAATTACGTCAACCAAAATTAGTTGATGACAATGAACCTGCTGTTCCTACAAAATATCCTGATTATGTACCCTTTGGTTTCTTCAAAGATTTGCGTAACATTATTAAATCTGAAATGTTTTATCCTGTATTCGTAACTGGTTTATCTGGTAACGGTAAAACATTGATGGTTGAACAAGTATGTGCTGAATTAAATCGTGAATGTGTCCGTGTTAATATCTCTATTGAAACTGATGAATCCGATTTACTTGGTGGTTATCAGTTGATTAATGGCAATACTGTGTATAAAGATGGTCCAGTTATTACCGCTATGAAACGTGGTGCAATTTGTTTGATTGACGAAGTTGACCGTGGTTCAAATAAATTGATGTGTTTACAAGGTATTCTCGAAGGTAAGCCATACTTCAATAAGAAAACTGGTGAGATGGTTTATCCTGCTGAAGGTTTCAATGTAGTAGCTACTGCTAATACAAAAGGTCGTGGTAGTGATGAAGGCAAATATCTATCACAAATTCTTGATGATGCTTTCTTAGAAAGATTTCCAATTACTGTTGAACAGGAATATCCTGATTCTAAAACAGAAAAGAAAATTCTTACACCATTAATTGATGATGCTGATTTTGTTTCTTGTTTAGTTCAATGGGCTGAAGTTGTCCGTCAATCATTTGACAACGGTGCTACTGATGAAATTATCTCTACTCGCCGTTTGGTACATATCGCTAAAGCATATAAAATTTTTGGCGATAAGATGAAAGCAATTACAATGTGTGTAAATAGGTTTGATACTGAAACTAAAGAAGCATTCCTTGATTTGTATTCTAAAGTTGATGCTAAAGTAGAATCACCTGCTAATACTACTACTGAAGTTGTTACTGATAACACAAGAGGTTTCTAAAATATGGAATTATTACAAACCAAATCACTACTTGCTAAATTGATGGCAACAGAAAATCTTATCGTAGAACAAAAGCCAGTTGATACAGCTTCTTTTGATGTTAAGAATCGTGTATTGGTTTTACCAATGCTTGATAGGAACATTTCTGGTTATCTTTATGACTTGTTGGTTGGCCATGAAGTTGGTCATGCCTTATACACTCCTGAAGAAGGTATCAACAAAGCAAAAGATTTAGGAATAAATCTATCATTGATGAATGTATTAGAAGATTCCCGTATTGAGCGTAAAATCAAACACAAATATCCTGGTATTCGTGCTTCTTTTATCCGTGGTTATACTGAGTTGATTGAAAAAGATTTCTTTGGTACTGCTGGTGCTAATCTCAACAATTTAAACTTCATTGACAAAGTAAATCTTTTCTGTAAAGGTGGTCCAGCACAAGGTATTATCTTTAATGATTTTGAAAAAGATTTAGTCAATCAAATTGAATCTACTATTACATATGATGATGTTATTGAAGTTGCCAAAAAAGTTGTTGAGTATATGAAGCTTCAAGAAGAAGAAAATCAAAAATTAAAGATGCTTGAACCTGATGACGAAAAAGATGTTGAAGATGGTGATGATTTTGATGATTCTGGTTATGAAGATTCAGATGAAGAATCCGATGCTGATGAAAGAAAACCAGAAAGTTCACAACCTATTCGTTCTAATGAAGAACAAAAAGAAGAAGGTGAGCAAAAAGATTCCAATAATGTTGAATCTAAAGCATCTGAAGGTGGTTATGAAAAGACTAAAGAACTTAAATCACATACTGATGAAGCTTATCAAGAGAACCAAAAGAAGTTATATCAAAATGATGGTGATGAATATTATTATGGTAACATACCTGATGTTAAACTAGAACAAGTAATTGTACCATACAAAGAATTGTGGAACAATCATAGAAAAACATATATTGATTACGGTTATGGTAGTGAAGGTATTGATGAACCTGGCTTCCGTAAACTCCGTCAAGATTCAGCAAAAGTAGTTTCGTATCTTGCCAAAGAATTTGAGATGCGTAAAAATGCTGACCAGATGAAACGTGCTTCGATTGCTAAAACCGGTGAATTGAATATGTCTAGAATTTATTCTTATCCGTTCAATGAAGATTTGTTTAAGAAAGCAACAGTTGTTCCTGCCGGTAAATCTCATGGTCTTGTGATGTTTATTGATTGGTCTGGTTCGATGGACGAACACTTAGATGGTACTATTAAACAGTTAATCAATTTATGTTTATTCTGTAAGAAAGTAAGTATTCCTTTTGATGTGTATGCTTTCTCTACTGAATATGGTGACGCTATCAATACATCTAAGATTCACCAAAAAGAAGGTGACATTGTTTTAGATAAATTCAAGTTGTTAAATTTTTTATCTAGCAAAATGACTGCTTCAGAATTTAGTTATGCTGGTGCTGCTTTATTGAAAATGTCCCATCGTTATCACCGTCCACATGATTTCAGTTTGGGTGGTACACCATTGAATGAAGCAGTTATTGCCGCAATGAAAATTATACCTGAGTTTAAGAAACAATATAAACTACAAATTGTGAATACAGTATTTCTAACTGATGGTGAAGGACATTCTACCAATAGAGTTTGGAGAAAACAAGAAGAAACAGGTGAGTTATTTCAGGCAAGAGGTTCAAATTATAAATCAGCAAGAGATATTTTTGTAATTCGTGACCCAAAAACAAAACACCAAGAAATGGTTACTGGTGGTTGGGGTACTGATGTTACTCAAGCTTATCTTAAAATGTTAAAAGCAAGAACAGATTGCAACATTGTTGGTTTCTATGTTTTGTCTGGTAGAGATTTCAAACATGCTTGTAGACAATATGCACCAAAATCTGTTGATATAGATTTATTGAGAGCTGAGTTCCGCAAAAATAAATATGCAGTATTCACCAACGCAGGTTACGATGAATATTATATGTTAAATTCTGGTGGCATGGACACCGATGATGATGTAGAATTTGAAGTAAAGAGCCAAACGACTAGGGGACTTGTGTCCGCATTTAGCAAGTATACTGGTAATCGTTTAAATAATCGTGTAGTATTGAACCGTTTTATAGGAATGATAGCATGAAAGATATAGCAACTTTTGTTGGTGATTCAGGTAAATCTGTAGCCATCATTTACGAAGGTGATGATGGCGGTGTTAAGTTTTATCAAGTAAATTATGGTGTTCCAGAATCTATAAAAGCATTTAAAGTTTTTATGACTGAAGAAGATGCAACCAAGTTTGCTTCAATATATACAAATACAGGTAGCAAACCAACTTTATTAAGTGAGTGATATGTTAGACAAGTATGATAAACTAAATGAGATTCTTCTTATCACACAAGAAGAATGTGCTGAAGTAACACAAGCCATTTCTAAAATATTCCGATTTGGTTATCAAGATGCCTGGCCTTTAGGTAGTCCAAACAATCAATCTAAATTAGAAGAAGAAGTTGGTGACTTGTTATGTATGGTTGATTTGATGATTGAAACTGGTATTCTATCGGATTCAAATGTCAATGCCGCTAGACATGCCAAACGTGAAAAACTAAAGACATGGTCAAAGATATTTAAATAATGGATATTAGAGAACTGATTACTAGACTACAAAAAATTCGGTGTTGGACACATGATCCAACCGCCAGAAATTTACTTGATGAAATGATTAACCATTTTAAAGCACAGATACCGCAGTAAAAATTAACAGAAGTAACCAGCAGAAGATTTATTGAAATACTCTCTAGTAATATTCTCAACATCAGCAGGACAAGTAGGACGCTTAGAAGCGATATATAGTTCTAATGATGTTTGTAAATTTGTGTTAAATAGTTTGTTTAGAATTTGAATTAATTTCATTTGTTTTGCCTTTTATATTAGTGTTACTACTAATAGTATTTATACTGATATATCATTCCCCAATATGACATTTTATAATATGAAACAATTACTCACCGTTCTTGCCATAATCCTTTTGGTACCTTTGCTCATTTATCATATGGATAAGCTTGACTCCCGAGAGCCGACAGCGTATACTTGTCAGAAGATAGAGGGTCTTTTGATAGGTGGTTGGCATCCTGATATACCCAACTCCACTATTCAACAATGCCGTAAATTGAAACAACAACTACAGGAGAAATACCATGCTACAACCACTTAAAAACAAAATCATTCTACAACTCATTCAAAAAGAAAAGGTCACCGCATCGGGTATTGTACTTGCTGCTGTTGACCGTGAAGAAGCCAACAAGGCTTTAGTGGTTGCTATTGGATCCGCAGTAGAAGAAGTCAGCGTAAATGAAACCGTACTTCCTGATTGGAATAAAGCACAAAAGACAAAATACGAAAACGAAGAATATTACATCATTTCTCCTGATGATATTGTTGCCGTTTTTGATGCGCCCGACACACTCTAAGCTTTTTGGAAAGGTTCCAGCGCTATGCCTAGACCAGAAGATATAATACTCAATCCAGATTTCAAAGGATATTCAGCTGACAACCCGATGCCGAATTATTGGGGTGGTAATTATTGGGGTACACTAAAAGACCCATACAAAGACCCCAAGCAATTCGAAATGGAGTTTTTGTGGCCTCATAACGCCATTCAATTAAACTTAGACCTAGATAGACCAGAACAACCGAAAGATAAATCTCCTTTTGTGGTTTCAAATGGTAATACAGGAATAACCTTTGCTGGAGCTAATCCGTTATGGGGAACCACCACGATTAATTCTTCTCAATTAGAAGTCAATATCGCAGATGCTGTAGGTGACCTAAAGATTGGCGGAATGACTGTCGGCCTGAAAACCAAACCAAAGTGGTACCAAAAGGTATTATACAAACTATTAGGCTTTAACTGGAAGGATAAAAATGGCTAAATATGAACCAGAGGATATCTCTCAACTCGTCTATGTCATTATGGCTCAGAGAAGGGGTACCACAGAAAAGGTGAGGGCTCGCTATGCTACCTTAGAGGAAGCAGAAAAGAAACTGTATGAGCTTAACCTTAGAAAGAATCCACACCTCAAGTATAGAATCGTAGGACCAGAGAATGAAAACCAATAGGAGATAAAGCTGAAACTAAGACTTATAAACGCTCTTGACCTTCTCATAGAACAATTCCAAGACCTCAATCCAAAGAAATCATCTATTGTAGATGTATTAACCGAAACTAGGGCTGAACTATTGAGATTACAGAATGTTGAAGAAGAAGCCAAATACTTTAGAGAATTATGTGAAGCTTATGAAAAAAGAATCCGATGGAAATTTGACCAATGATTATAACAGATAATGATATTGATATAGAAAGATTATTGAATAATCCTATCTATCTATTAACAGGTGATTTAGAAACCGCTAAATTTTATTCTTCTTTGGCTTCCGCCAGTATCAAGCTAGGATATTATGTAGAAGATATTATTAAAGAAAGTATCAATCTTCCTATATTTAAAGATATTGGTTCTAATAATACTGTATTTGGTATTGAAGAAAGATACATTCTCATTAAACCAAAATTTGGTTCTGAGATACCTGATATGGTATTAGTAGATGAAACTACCATGACAATCCATGTATATGAGATTAAAGTTAACCTTAGAAATGCTGATTCTAAGAAAGCTCATGGTGAAAAGATTAAATATCAAACACTTAAAGACTACCTCGATAAAAAATATCCAGAATACTCTATTAATATCTTTGTAGTAGATTTTCTAGGTACGGGTGGTGGCGCAACCTCAATATATGAGGATTCTGATATTATTGAAGTCATCACAGGTATCAATTTCTGTAAATCTGTTGATATTGACTATGATAACCTCATGAAGAAAATCAAATACTCTCAAGTGTCAAATAGAGAGTTCATCCACAATTACAAAAAAATACCTCTGGCCTCCTCGGAAAAAATTCTGGAACACTAGAACCCTCCTGGAAAAAAATTTCGAATCCTTGAGTTCCGGCGGAAAAAAAATATTGGAGAAAATCAGTTTGACCTGGGGAGAAACTTTTTTTAACCGAATCAATAGCTTAGCCCGTTGTATTTTCACAACACCCTCCGAGCCTTACCCACACACGCACTCCGAGCTGCTCTAATACGCTCTAAAAATGAGCTGCTCCCGAATA